AAAAAATTTTTATAGCAGTTGATTTATTTTTAGATGTATTATAATACTCCACATAAAGATGATGAATCGGGAGATTAAGATTATGACAAAATTCAAAAAAGGCGATTACGTACAAGATTTACAAGGTAATGTTTATGAAGTACAAGAGGTGGATTCGCACACTTGTGAGATGCCATATCGCTTAAAAGCGGTTAAACGCGCAATTGCGGAGGTTACTAAAACTACGCCTTCTGCTTATGAAGGTTACTTTGGTTTTGCGCATGTTGGAGATAAGCAATGGGTTTATACTGATGAAGCTATGCAGAAGAACGCGCGTAGATTCGGTGAAGATCTCAGCGATGTTCTTACTACGGATGACCTAGCTCTTTTCGAACCACAAGCCGTTAAACAATTCAAAGAAGTCCGTTACTTCAAAGGGGATGTCTGGGAAGACCAGGATGGCAATCAATTTAAAGTTTTAGAAAACTGCACCTACGGTGACGCTTCTTGTAAGGTAAAATTGATCAAACGTGTAACAGATCGTATTATTGTAGGAAGTTGCTTCTACGAAGATAATTTCGAATTTGCTTGGTGCGCAGTAGACCGCCACGTTTATGAGGTACTTATCCACGAAGATGAAGTGTTTATGTGCGAAATGATGCCTGTACGCATCAATAATAACGCCCGCACTATCCAAAATACGAAACCAGAAGATCAAAAAGAAGCTAAATCTAAATTGCTTGAATTGGTAAAACAAATGCAGACAACCGCGGAACCGGATGCCTCTTTCAAAGAGCGAATGAAACAAATCGCGACTAAAGCTAAAGTTCAATACGCTCTTGAAGTTATAGAACAAGCCGCGAACCGCGGGGAGTTCTCTATCTTCATCCCTAATGGAATCATTATTCGCGAAGAATTAGAAGCTTACGGTCTTACCGTAAACGGTGATGTTGTGTCCTGGGCATAATGAGGTAAAGTATGAATTTTAATGTAACACCGGATTTCTTACACATTGATGGGCAAGCGGTTCCAATTTTAGTATGCGACCGCGAAACGGTATTATACTATTTTGATGTGGTGCAACAATTAGAACATACCGATCCTGAACAATTCCCGAATGCCTATAAAGAACTACGCAATCGCGTAATGCGTTTAAGAATGGCGATGTATTATCGCTGTGAAATTTCTGGTGAGCTAAGATTGCTAAGTTCTTTATGTTTATTCGAAGATAAGATTGTGTTTACTCGAGTAAAACGAGCGATCTTGCGTGAACGCAAACAACAGGAAAAGATTAAGGAACGCGAAATGAAGAAACAACAAAAGATCATCCAAAAAGAAGAAGCTAAAGAACAACGCAAACAACAAGCTTTGGCCAAACGAGGTAAAACTCGATTAGAAATCGCGATGATGAATGGTCGGGTAACCGAAGAAGAGTTTAACGCGGTGGATAAGACTATTACACCGGAAGACTATCAAAAAGAATTTGAACTTCTTCAAAAATCCGGATTGCTTTCGATGATTGAGAAAGATCGGTTACCGAAAGTAATGACACATGATATTATTTTAGAACGAATCTATCAGCTCAAAGCGGATCGCGCTACCGCGGAGTTTATGAAGGGTCTTCGAAGTTAGCGGAGATTTTCAAACCTCTTTTATTAACGTTACTTATAAATATTAATAACTTTATTAACAATTTCTCAAAAGTACGTACAAAAAGAGGTTAAAACAATGGCATATAAATCTCCAGGCGTTTACGGGGAAGAAAGAGCGTTACGTTTTGCAAGACGTAACCCTTCTGCTATCCGCGCCGCATTCGCTGGTAAATTTAGCAAAGGTCCGGTAGGTTATGCTCTACCGATCACCGACATTCGTGAACTTGAGACCCATTTCGGTACCCCGAACGATCTCAACTATAACGATTTCTTCCAAGTTGCCCGATTCTTAGAATACCATCCAGGTATCTTCATTTCTCGTGCAGCAAACTTAGATCATACTTTCGATGCTTGTGCCGACGTTGGCGTGGATGTGGATGTAACTGTCGATGTTTCTATCAAATCATTCGAACTAGCAGGCAAAAATCCTTTCGGCTTCAAGAAAGGTGACATTGATCGTATCAAGAAAGTTTTCAAAAAATTTGATCGTTTTACCATTTCTGGTGACAACGCGAACAATGGAGCCATCTATACCGTTTTAGATGTAGACAATTTCGTATTTGTTCCAAAATTAAAATTTGACGTTTTCAAAGATGATCAATTAATGCGCTTATCTGGTGCCACTAACGCATCAGTGGAAATGCCAACCCTATCAAAATTCAATTCCACTCCAACTTCAGATCCGGTAGGTACTGTAGCTAATGAAGCGTTCATCGAATCTCCTGATGCCTTCGATCTTTACAGTGATTCATACGCTTGGAATGATGTTAACTCTCCAATGAGTTTCTGGGCAAGATCTCCCGGTTCTTGGGGTAACAGTGTTCAAATCGCTATCGTAAAACCGGAAGATTTCAAAGTTAACTACTCCGCTGCGGATTTAACTTCAGCAAAATTGGCGTTTGATGGCGTAGTGGTAGACCAAGCTTTCCGTCAACCAGTTACCGCTGGAAACGTAGGGGTTTTAGTTGCTTTAGATGGTCAAGTTGTTGAACAATTCGTAGGTACTGAAAATCGTTCAGGTAAAGGAAACTTCATCGTAGATGAAATTAACTTAAAATCTAATTACATCTTTGCTCGTCGTGGTATTGGTACCTTATGGTCTACTGCGTTTAGCGCAAGAGATATCAATCGTCCATTACAACTTTTAGGTGGATTAGATGCTGAAGTTTCGGTGACCGATATTGAGAACGCTTATAAAGTTTTCGAAGATCAAGATACCTACAAATTTGATGTGGTTATTGCTAATGAAATGGATGAAGGTTTAAGCGCGGTAAATCTTGCAAGAGCCCGTGGAACGGTAACCGCAATTGTTGGGGCTCCTTACAACTTATTTGCTAGCAAAAATCCAATTCATATGATCGATGCGATGGTCGATTGGCGTGAAAGTATGCATATTGTAGACGGTTCAGCTTGTTGTGGTAATTCCGCGCAAACTGTAAATGCTATGGTATTGAAATATGATAACGCGGTTATTGGTGGTAACTATCTTGCTACTTATGATACTTACAACAATAAACATCGTTTAATTAACGTAGCCGGTGACCTAGCTGGTATTCGTTGTGAAACTAACGATAAACACGGAGCTCATAAAGCTTCTGCGGGTGTTCGTCGCGGTGTATTGAAACCAGGCGTTCGCCTAATCTTCAATCCTTCGCAAGCTCATCGCGATATCTTATACAGCCACAACATCAATCCAATTGTTGCTATGAATGGGGTAGGAAACGTAGTTTGGGGTAACCGCACTTTAGCGGAAATGGAAGATCCATTCATTAGCTGGCACGTTCGCTCGATGACTAACGCGATTGTCCAAAATGCTTCTTCTGTATTGCGTCAATTCGTGATGGAAAATATCAATCATTACGTAATGCAAGGTGTAGTAAGTTCGCTTTCTCCAATGTTGAACTCATTCAAAGCGGAAGGCGGTTTACAAGATTTCTATGTAGATTGTAGTGATCGCAACAACTCACCAGAAACTATGGCGAATAATGAATTGATTGTAGACGTTTACATTCTTCCTACTGGGGTTGCTGAGTACATTCGCTTACGCGTAACCAACACCGGTTTCGAAAGTATTGCAACGGTAATGCAACGCGAAGATTTAAGACGTTAATAAGAAAAGTAATATAATTAAAATCTCTCCATAGTGAGAGATTTTTTTTTTTATTTTTGAAACGTTAGAGTTTCGGTAACCAAAACTTTGAAGGTTCATTTTCAAAAAATTTTTCCGCGTTAGCGGATGAATTGATGAATGATGTTTAGTTTATTATAATAAAACCCTTTAATTGAAAATCGAAAACCTCGATCATTACACTAAAGTGTAG